TGCCAGGTCGGTAAGTTGCCAGTTTAACACCGAATCCTTTAGGCATTCGCTTTCCCTTCTTTTTGATCCGCTTGTATCTGCTGTGCGGCTTCGATCCCACCGGAACACGGCCTTTGAGCGCTGAAACCAACAACCCGCCCGCCTCTTTTATGTCGTTCTTTGCATCTCGCTGCACATCCTTTGACATCCTGCGAAGTTTGCCACCGAGTACGTTTATCTCTTGCTGTAGCCTCGCATCCATTAGTTAGCAGTTATGAACTGATAAACAGATGTGCGTGAAACAAACAGTACATCCTCGTCCATGCCATCAGTAGATGAAATGTATTTGCATCCCTCGACCGTTACACCTCCGGCTGTGCCTGTAACAAAGTCAAGCGCATCCCTGACTGCCACATCTACATTATCCAGCGCTCCGTATGCATTTAACCCCTGCTTTGCTTCTGCCCAATATGTAAAGGTCACGGTCGCTGTGTCGTGATCGCTTTTCCTGTCTTTCTGATTGTCTGTCGGTGCGTTTGACACCGTGAATACAATGGCAGGATAGGTGGCATCTTCAGGAATGAAGACAGGATAAATACGAGCGCCAACAAGCGCCGTAACGGCTGCTGTTGCGCTTAATTTGGCGTAAACGTATTGACCTACTTTCATTAATCGTGCCTTTGTGCTGTGATTAACAGCGATTGCCTGAAATCAGGCTTTTGAATGTACATTATATCGAAAAGATCGCCTTCAAAGTTGATCCTCATTTTCTCGTTTAGTCCGTCACGATATGCAATATCAAACGTAACAGCGGTTTGTGTGGTGGGCCTGTCCGCCATCATCTCATCTGCATTGCCTCCCATCTTGTATGTGACCTTTGCCCACACTTCGGCATATCGTGTCCAGGTTAATAGTTCCTGTCCGGATGTGCCCCTTGATGTTGTAGGCTGCTCAAACATGATTCTATGCCTACGTTCGCCTATTTGTGTCTGCTTCGCCATGTTTCAAATTATATCCAGCGCCTAAGCGGTTGAAGCAAAACATCTGACATACTGAACTCTGTTTCGCGGCTGTCCTCTCTGTTGGTGTATGCCCTACCAATGCGGGAAAGGATGCCTAAGCGCACGGTGTCAGGAATATTGATTGAACTTGTGCCATATCCAGCCGTGTACGTGATTGTCACAGCGTCCGGCCTGATTTGCACATCCGAAGGGTAGCTGTAGTTCACTTTGGGCATGACAGTTGCGCCGCCTGATGTCACCTTTACATCGTACTGGTTCGATGGCCATGTTGTGAGCGTGCCGGAACTGTTGTAGTACTCAATCGCAGAAACTGACTGAATCGGAACAAGTCCGGCCAAAGTCATAGGTCGAAGGCTGTCATAAGGGAATTGCTTGTGACATTCAGATACGACCTTGTTAAGAAGAGCAACCTGATACGACCTTTCAATCAGATCGCATTGCGCCCGAATAAGCAGCATCAGGTACTCATCATCATGACGCAGGTCATCCATGCGAAGTTGCGCCCTGGCATCCTCGATGGCTACGGGCAACTCTTCGCTGATAGTTTCAGCGTTTACCGTATAGCCTGTGTAGTACGGGCTGTGTGTGGTATTGTAGTCTGATGCTATCATGTGATATAGATGATTGTTCCTTTGGTTGCGCTGTCGTGTGCTGCTCCTGCACGATACGCTGTCTTACCAGCGGCTATTGCGGCATCGTTTGAATTGTATTCAGGTAACGAGCCTAAGATAGCATTAATGGTTGTCCAGCTCGTATCGTAATCAGTTGATGTGTCCTTTACTATCAGTTGCCCTGCTGTTCCTCCGGATGGCACACCGGCGCCCACCATAGACACAGGGAACTGAACCGTGATGTTAGAGGAATTGAGTGTAACCTGAATATCTGCCATGACTATGCCGTGATTTTATCAATCAGCGTGATGGTTGCCCGAAACAGGACATACACCACACCGGATGACAGGGTTAATTTCAGGTCGGTATTCAGCACGTTTGATATTGGCAGCGTTCCGGTTCCTACCGCTTCCGGGCTGATTGTCATTTGCCCGCTTGTCGGATTGGTCAGCGCAATGCCTGCATTTGCTGTGGTTGTAAGCGTTAATAACACGCTACCGGACGCGCTCTTTATCTGCATGGTAGCAGTTGCACCTGTAAGGTTTACAGGCGTGCCGTTAGTGTCCTCCACAGTAACCGTGAAGGCAGTTGTGCGGCTTTTGTACCATTCTAACGCCACGTATGGCGGTCGAAGAGATAGAAGTTGCGCGTCCGTTGTAGCCATGTGTTATTTCTTACGCTTTTCGCTTGTCGGTGGAAGTCCGGCCGCACGTTCTACTTTGGGCTGCTCTTCTTGTAACGCGATAGCAAGGCCACCACGAACAAGTGAAAGCGCACGGTTAGTAGGCATATCAACCTCCTGCCCTTTACCGTAGCTGAACGATTGCTTTGTGTCCGGATCGTTGCCGACAAGCGATTCAAGTATCCTGACCTTCATTAGGATGCAGCTGTGATAAGGTGCTTGATTGCTGCTGTGTTGATACATTCGCCATCGAAGCGCATCCATGCCTGGAAGCCGACGAGTCCGCTTTCAGAGTACAGTTCGTCACGGCGTGCGATAATCATGTCCTGAGCAATACGCACAATGTACTTACTGAAGTCACCACACAGGATAAGTTTGGAAGAGGCGTTGATGCTGCTGTCCATGTCCTGATTCACCCAAAATCTTGTGCCGTCAATCCGGTCGGCCTCACCTGCCACGTATGAAGGCATCCACAATGGGCGGTTTTGGCTGTCCACAAATTTCTTGATTGCGAGCAGTACGTTGTCATGGAACATAAACCCGAACTGGTCAGGATTTGCCCTGTACGCCGGGTCAATGCTGTGCTTCAGATCAAGGAGTTCCAGGTACGTGAAAGCGGTTGCAGACGCGGCTGTCTTACCGAGCGTGGAAGCGGTAACTACGCCATTCGGATCGCCGGAACCGTCACCGATTGTACATTGCTCATTGAGCGCACGGCCAAAGCGAGGCGCAAAGGCATCGCGCAATTCGCGTTCAATGTTGTACGCATTGTCCTGAAGCAGCTCATACGACACTTTCATTACAGAGCCGTATTTGTAAGCGTCAAGTTGAGCCTGTCCGAGCGTCAAATCCTGAACGGTAAACGCTGATGCCTCGCCAACCTTTACGGCTTTCGTGCTTGTGTCATCTTCGGTCGGCCAGTACCTTGTTTCGCCTGTTGACGTTTGAAGGACTCTGCAAGCCTGAAGGATGCCGGAATACGATTTCATTGCGCGCTCAATTTCAGGCTGCCACGTGTCCGGCACAAGGTATCCACCGAGCGAGTCGGTGCCTACGACCTGGTTTGATGTTCCGCGCTTTTCACGAAGAATACTGCGGCTTTCTGAATCCATTTCATGCCATCCTTTGCGCACAAACAGCTCATAGGCGCTGCGATAATCGCGCTCTTTGCCTTTGTCGGCTGCCTTTGGCGCATTCTCAAATTTGGCTTTTACGTTGCGCGCCTCAAGCGCTTCAACTGCCTCGTTTGCCTGAATAGACGCTGTGAGTGCTGCCTCATCAGCCTCCATCTTGCGCCATGATGTAAGTTCTTCCTCACTCATTGCGCGGCCTTCGGTGGCTGCTTTGGTGGCGGTCGCTTTCATCTGTTCGACAATCCGCGCCCGTGAATCGTAAAGGGTTTGAATACCAGTTACCATTAGTTAGTGTTGTTTGCGTTGAAAAATAACTGCCTTCCGGTCAAGAGCGCGGCATAGCAGATTGTAAGTTTCTGTAAGATCGGGATTAACCGACCTCTGACTTTCAGTTGTGCTTAGCGCCTGTATAGCTGCTGCGAGCGTTGCAACAAGCGCCGTATTTTCATCGGCACGCACATTCAAAAGCGCTGCCAGGTCATTGGCTGCTGACAAATCAGGATTGACTGATGCAATCATGGTCATCTTGTCAGCGTATCCTTTGAGTTCGGCCACCGATTCATTCAGGCATTCAATTGTGCCTGTGATTGCCTCAATAGCCTGTGCCTTTGGCGGCATCTCTTCGTAACCTTCACCGTTGCGCTTTGCCATCTCCAGCGAGCGCATAGCGACTGATGTATCCGGATTGGCAGGATAGGTAACGGGTGAAGCATCAAACACGCGCTTTACTTTGGTAATTACGCGATGCTCTTTGCCGTCTTTCATTCTCCACTC